AAGACACCCCATCATAGGTAAGAGACATATATACGGCAGCATCGTCTGTCTCCGTATGCCCCGGTATAGTATCTATTTCTATGGTATCAATGGAATTTTCCCTTAATTTCAAAAATGGAGAGTACAGTATCCATTCCACTGTATTTTCATACTGCGTTCCAACCGAGTCATCAAATGTTCCCAACTTTCCATCAAATTTATCTCCGTAAACCCACTTCCCGACTCTTGGATCAAAAACACCGTTTATTCCACGATATTTGTCTCCTTCAATTTCTGGTTCAACATAAGATTTTAAAATTATCCATGCATTATCATCTCCGAACTTCTTAGCTATAGTAGCATTGTAGCATATCACCTCGTCCGGGAGATGAAACAGAATCAAGGTGGTATTGTCCTGCGATACGCTTTCAACCCTTATGTTAGATAGTTCCGGTTCTGTATAAGTCCCTAAGATTTTATCTATTTCTCTTGTTGATATTTTCTTTGATATTCCTGACGCGGTTACATAAGCGTAAACCGGTTCCCCCTTAGCTCCTCCCAATACATACCATATATCCTGCACTCTACACTTGGCATGAGTCGCAACTATCCCTATTCTTTGGGCTCTTGATGGGATACGTGTAAAGGCAAAATTCTCATTTGCTTCATCGTAGAAATACTCTATGGTGTACCGCCCGAATACGATAGCTTTGTTGTCAGCAGTCTTCCCTACCCCAAGTGTAGGGTCTGGCATAAATTCAGCAGTGGCGAATCTAAGCGGATCAATAGCAGTTTCGTCGCTGATATCGGTATGATATATGTATTCTCCATCTGTAAGAAAGTAGTATCCGTCAATCCAAACCCCATCTATAGGCGTTCCAATGTCTTCATCGTCGATCTGGACGAGGCCTCCAACCGGCTCATAGAGATACATCTTGCCATCGGCTATTATTCCCTGTGTATTAAAACTGTAGAAATCTTCAAGTGTCGCTTGGTTGCTTCCGGTTATATCGCCAAGTATCGTTACTGTTCCTGTTTCGTCTACTTCTATAAACTTCGTTCCTGAAACCCTGAAATGATTTTCAAGTCTTTCATTGTAAACCCCTCCACGATCCGCGGAATATCCAGTTCCGAATTCGGTTAAACCGGGATATTGAAGCATGTAACCGGGCGCGCCCAATATGTCCCTTGCAACGGCATACATATTAACAGGCAAGTTATCCCTGTAATCTGTTTTATCGGTTACTCTATCGCCCTTTACGAGATTCACCTTGAGTTCCATTAATAGCCTCGTTCGCCTATGTTAAAGATTACTTTTGAATTCTCGCTAAAAGATCCGTTCGCAAAAACAAATCCTAACTGAAGGCGTTGATTGCTTGCATACCATATACGACTATAGGTATAGTCCAGCTTGACTTTTACCGGGTCTGTGGTTTCTTCGCTATTTTCGACTATGTAAACATAGTCTCCCTGATCCTCCGCGATCAATACAACCGACTGTACATTAATTCCTTGGTCCATCATATAGTCGGAATCTATAGCACTTATCTCTATGGTGCGATTTGTTGTTTTAATGGTGTTTGCCATGACATCTCCTAACTTATATCCGAATCCAAAAGCTCAAAGTTAAGGATTCTCGTGTTTTTTCTGCTATCGGAAGTAGTTATCACTATCTTGAGTTCAAGCAAAGGGTCTCCACCTGTCTCGGAACTCCCAGTTGCAGTAATTGTGAAATCTATCCCTGAACCATTTATGGCATCCCCGGAAACTGTAAGGCCTGTATCGGCGGTTATAACAAAGGATGAGATGGTCTCCCCCGATCTAAGATAAGCTGCAAAACTCTCTGTAAACTCCTGAACGTCATCGATATACATGCGTTTTGTGGCACAAGAGATAGGTGCAACCGACTCTTCGCTGAAGAATCTGCTGTCGGATGGGTATCTTGAACCGCTACCTGTCGGCATCCTGACAGGATACTGAACAGGCTGTATCTTAGCAACATATGCGCTTATTGCAGAAAGTCCGGCATTGGCCTGTTTCATCAGGAGTTGATCCGGTTTCATTCCGCGCCCGAAGTCTGGCATGAGCCGAACAGCAAGACATGCTTTAAAACCTTGCCATAGTCTTCGAGGGACATTATGGGGAGTTGCCAGGGCCGGTTCATCCTCAAAGAAATACCCGGTGGCACAGAATGGATATTCCGAAGCCATATCTTCAAGACGATCCAAAGCAGTAGCATAATCAAAGACAGTAGGAGAGGTGGTTATTCCACCAATCCTCAGCTGCGAATACGCCAAATTTATAATATCACCCTTTGTATTATCAGGCATTCAGTTCCCTCTTTAAGCGTTCTATGCTTTTTGTGTGCCAATGGCTTATCTTAGCATCTTTTGCCATTTGCCTTATTTCGTCCTCAGATAGCTCTAAAATAGACGCTTCCTCTTGTTTGGTATCTTTTATTATTCTTCCATCTATCTCTTCTTGTGGGCTATCCTCGCTTGGATTTTCGGTATCAGTTCCTTCTGCTGGAATATTTTCCGGCCTTACGAACCAGCCAGCCTTCTCAAGAACCTCTAAGTCAAGCCGTTCATCCTTCCATATTTGGGCCGTGCATTCTACCCCCCTGACATTATGGGTACTTCCTTTTTTGTAAAGTATTACCGACATATGATCTCCTTTAAGGAGGATGGGGTATCCACACAAAGGAGGATACCCCCGTTAAGGGTTAAGCCGCTATTTCGACAGCAACGCCGGTCGTAGCTGCGGTAGGAACAGCACCGGTTACAAATACATTTTGATTGGCTTCTGCCAGTGCCGTTACGTTCAACATAGCCGGATCGATTACCAATACATTGCCTTGCGTCTGCGCTCCACCGAATGTAATGGCATCAGCTATGGTGGCGGAAGCGAGAATAGCGTTATTGAAGATCGACCTCACAATAGTCAGGCTGCGCTCTATATCGGTAGCACCAGATCCATAGATAAAGTTTGCATCCGCATGAAGAGCTTTTTGATTGAACATGCACTCATAAAATACACAATCTCTCGCTACTTTGCCGGTTATGGTCTCTCTGTTTACAAGTACATTAGGCCTCGGAGCAGAAGAACCTCCCTTTGCGTTTACGAGGTCTCCGAAGCAGCAATGTACAAACTCCGCCGTGTCGCCATTCAGCAACAGTTCAGCTACGGCTGCCGTAGTGAGTTTGTCGGATTTATAAAATTCGCAGTTATTGAATCGTGTATATTCTCCGCCTTCAGCAAAGGCGTAAGCAGCCTGGGTAAGTGTATTGCTGCTCATAAACTTGATTCCGGTAAAGGTGTTACGAACTCCTGTATTTTGGATAAGCGCAATATCATCCGTATCGGTTGTCACTCCTATCGATATCTTTGCGCCCGCGCCTCTGCCATAGATAGGCAACGGGCCATTACATCCGAACGTATGAACCCTGTTCACTGTTATGCTGACCATTGCCGTTTCTGTTACCGTAGAGTCTCCATCTACAAAAACGAAGTCATTGTTGTTACTTGTGACGTGAGATTCATGGTTCGTGTTAAAAGCCCTTCCGTACGTCTTCCAGGCCCTATCCCATGATTTACCGTCATTCAAGTCATCCCCGTTACGGTAATCTACGTAATATGGGTCACCGGGTCTTCCCCCATTCAGCAGAGCTTGGAGGTCGCTTCTGGAAACCTGTAATCCTGTGTGAAAAAAATCTCTATTCATTATTTTCTCCTTTGTTCAGCGTGGGGATAGCTTTTATACTATCCCCACAAGGTAGATGTTATTAAGTATGTGCAGGAGGACCTGACTTTCCAGTTAAGCTCCAGATACGCCAACCTGCGCTGTCATCAACATAATACAAAACTGCCTGATCTCCGGCATCAGCGAATACTATGGTCGCCCATCCTGTCGCTGTAGTAGGGGTAAGCGTTCCGTCTCCGCCTCCATCGGTTGCGAGGTATATAACAAGAACCTGCCCCGGCACGCCATCAGCAAGCGTAAGAGCTTCTGCGTCCGCACCCGTTGTCTTGGCTACATAAGCATGGGTTACCGGTATCGCCAATACATCGGCGGCAACAGTGGTTCCAAGATCGTCGGTCCCATCGTCACTTGAATCGTTCCGATGGTAGAACTCTCCTATACGTAAAATCCTTGACATATTACAGCCTCCTTTAATAAGTTACAGCGACGCCGCACTGACTGGGATTACAAACCGTTATTCCGTACCATACAAATAATCTGTACCTGAAGTTCATGGTTGCGATATTCCCATCATAAACTATGTACATGGTAAGACCGTTTTTCATGGTTTCGGAAATAACCTTCATTCCGTCGTACTGTTTAAATAGTTCCGCCGGGATCTTCCCGCCCATGACTTCTATCGATGCCTTATCGAAGAAGAGGTTGGTCTTATTGGAGGTGTCGATGTTGATCCTGTCAACCGTCGCAGCGTCAAGTATTTGAGTATTAATATTAGCGTATGCCTGTTCCAAAACACTCAAATTCGCATCATTAACGGCTATCGGCTTCGGATAGACCTTAATATGGGTGGAATCGGTAACCTCAACGATAGTGAATGTCATCGCTTGACCGGTATTGGTCTTATCATCCAAGCCCAAAGCATAGACCGGGGTTCCGCTATTCTTGAATACGACTTTATCGCCAACAGTGTAACTCGATGAATCAGCTACTATGATCGAAGCAACTCGATAATCGACGTTGGTAACTACTCCGGTGGACGATATGCTTCCGGCTTCGGGTGCAAACGTATGGTCTCCCGTAACGGTTGTCGCGGGATTTGCACCTCCGTCGAGATTAGGCAGAAACGAACCGGTGAATATATCAAATCCGGCAACATTTTTGCCTATCTGCCCATTAGACCACGTCTGCTCAGGACGGCCTTGAAGTGTTTGTCGCGCCGCAAGGTCACTTCCAAATGTAAGCATATCCCTGTCGTTAATAATAAAGGTTCTGCCGTTATCAAGGCCTTGACGTTCGTTCATCATCGCTTGGGCCTCAGCTATAAAATCATATCCATTTGTGGCGTTTGATCTATAGAACATGGAGCCCTGGTTCATTATAGCTGTTGCGATGGCGGCATTAAGATAAGATGCCTGCCTGCGCCCTGACTGAACGGCCCGTCTTTCCCAAAACGTAAGAGTTCTTAGGTCGTCCGCCCTCATCTGAACAAAATCGTTAGTGGGCGTTCCCAATACCGCGGGATAAGTTTCTTCTATAATCCCGGTTTCGGAAGTTGACAGATCCCAACCCTCAATTATGGGAGCGTGTTGCTGCACAGGTTTCCATACCCAATTGCCTGCGTTCTGAAGCATCCCCGCATTGGGTTCTTCAAGAGTTACAAGAGGCAGCAAATCCTGTTGGCTCTCGTAGGTCTCCATAGATTTTTCGAGCATAACTTCTGCTACTTTTCCAGTTGTTAAAGCCATTTTTTATACCTTTCTACCATCCGGAGGTATTGACTCCGGCCGCCTTTGCCTGTCTCTTCGCGTTCCAAGCCTCTTGCCCGTTACCTTTCTTGTGGGCTTCCTGGTAACGCTTTTTGAGAATCTTTTCCTTCTGCCCAGCCGTCTCGTCTCCATTGAGCTGGGTATCGGGAACAGGCGCACCGGATTTCCTCTTTCCAGTATTTAATAAGATTGCTTTTTGTTCTCCGAGAAAAGTTGCCGCATCTAAACCTGACGGATCATTAGCAAGAAGCCCTATGAACTCTCCAAGAAGAGCCTTGCTCCTTCCTAACCTGAACATAACTTTTTCAGAACCTTCTCCGAGCCTGGATATGAACTGATCCACTATCCCATCTCCCTGCTTCGGTCGTATAGATTCGACGGCCTCCCTAATCTTCTGGTCAGAGGCTTTGAAAGCATCTGGCGTTATTCCGCTTGATTCCAAAAGTGATTCGGCTCTGGCGTAATGTTCGTCTACGCCTTTTTCTATTCTGTCTTTTATACGTTTTTGTGACTCTTCAAGGCTTTGAGTGCGCTGTAGTTGCTGGAATTTGAGGTTATCCTTTTTCTCCTCGTACACGTCCATAGCGTCTTCATAGTCATCGTCGAATTCAAAGTCGCCTCTTCTCGGTCTCTTTGGAAATTCTATCGGTTCGGCTTTCTGCGACTTGAGTTGAGCGTTTTCGTTTTTCAACCGCTCTACCTCTTCGTCGAGTTCAGAAATCTTCCCCTTCAATTTCCGCTTCGCCTTAATGTGTGAATGCAGCGGGACTGTCTCTTCGCCGCCCTGACTCGGCTCGTCGCCTTCCCTCATCCATTCTTCTTCTTTGCCTTCGTCGATTACTTCATTAACAACAACTTCTTCTTTGCCTTCGTCGATTACTTCATTAACAACAACTTCTTCTTCGACTTGAGGCTCTTCCACTATTTCTTCTACTACTTCATCCGGGTTTGCCATGATTTAAAATCTCCTTCATGTAAGGTCCGTGGATTGCCCCCACGTGTGGCTGCGTTTTGACCAGGTCGCCTCTGTAAAATAAAAAAAGGCCAATCAAAGGCTAATGCCTCCAACTGGCCCCGTTGTTCGGATACCAAAATTAATTAGTTTTTAATGCCAAGAACCCATTCTGTTTTTAACCCCTTTTGGGCTATGGACTCCTTAATATGTTCGATATCAGATAACCCCCAATATATGTGCGTTAAAAGAACTAATCTGCTTATATCTCCATTATATGCAATAAACCCAAATACAACATCAGGATATTGCCTTAACAAAGAAACTATAGTAGATGCTAATATTTCTTTAATTCTTGTATGTTCTTCTTGGTTTACTTCAACGCAACAATCATATAAACCACTTTCATGCTTCGTAATGGTTACGTATTCCACTTAGGTTCCTCCTTTATGGTTTCATGGTCTCTTCTTTGCGTATCAAAGTTATATTTCCTGCCTCAAAACTTATGGTTATTTTACCATAAAACCTTGAATCAACCAATGATTTTATAAGTTCTATAATCTTTTTCATTAGATATTGGTTGCCCTCCTATATAACTCTTCGTCGCTAATCTTTCTCAGGTCGGCTATTTTAGCCATGTTGTCTATTTCCTTCCCAAAGCTATCGATATTTTTATTTCTGATAGTCGCACCTGCCTCCTGTGCATCTATTTGAGCTTGCATCCTCTTGGTCATCGCATCAAAGGCATCGATTCTCGCCTTCATCTGATCGTTTGCGGCTTTAAACTGCATCTCTATGCCCTTGCGCTTTTCTTCTAACAGATCGGCATCGCCTTTTTTATTCTCAGCCATTGCCAGCAATGTTGCCGCATCAGGTTGTTTAGGCTGTTTGGCTTGTGCGGCAATCTGTTCTTCTTCGGGAGTTTCAGGCTTCTTAACTCCCATCATAACAAGCTGTTTATTGACATATTCCCTTACATCGTCGAAATCTACACCATCGGATAAAACCAATATCTTGAGTTGCAGTATTTTTCTTACCGGATCGTTGGGGTCCATCAATGCTATCATCTTTTCGAGACGGTCTACGGTTTGCTCCTTCTGGCTTGAATAACTCGGACCAATACGAGAATAAACCTCGAATTCAGCGTTATTAAAGTCGTTCAAGGTAACAATTTCGCCAGTTTCTTTATCAATAATAGATTCCATGATCTGTACCTGTTTACGTGTTCCGTCAGGCAATTCTATGACCGTTTTTCTCGGAACGTCATAAATTTCTTTAGCCATTGATATCCACACTTGACCATCTCTACGTTTTGCATGCTTGATGTGCTGTTGATAGATCATAGACTGGCGTTCGATCTTAGCCTGTAAAGCAAGTACTGCCTTGCCACTTATATCGGGGTCGGCTATGTTCTGCGGAAGACCTGGGTTTGCAATATCCTCAACGGCCTGTCTGGTCTGTTCTATTATTAATGGCAGCGAGGTCGGGATATTCGCGTTATTGACCATTCCAACCGCTCCTATCGGAACTTCATTACCGTTTGCATCAAATCTATTCTGCAATCTATAGGGATAATTGTCGTCGATTCCGGTTTCGGCGTACATATCCTCAAAACCGGCTATCTGTTCAGGATAGTAAATGGGTTTCTCTCTTGGAGATCTCGAAACGAGTTCGGCCAGATAGGACATGCTGAAATTACGAAGCATCTGCGGGTCTTTTGCGAGCCTTGTAATCCCCTCCCATATCTCTTCGCCCTCGACAACGGCGTGTTCTCCAAAGCATGGAATAATAGGTATGTATTCCCCTGCTATGCGCTCCACTTTAAGAATTTCAGCACCAGAAGCAATATACTTATAGCAGACGTTCCTCTTAATCTCTTCTTCAGAGATAATCTCAAAACCCGAATCGAGCAAATCATCTATAACATCGAGAATGTCAGATTCCATTAACTCCATTTCAATACCGAACGGATCTTGGAACGTAAAAATCTTATCCTTTATTTCTTCGATATGGTAGAAATTAACTACATATATTACATGGTTATTACCGGTAATCCATGGGAAAGTGTAGGACTGTTCAGGATTCTTGAACGACTCGGGGTCTATGGTATCTATTTCTTCGCCAGTTAATTCCTTTACGAGATTTTTGTATCCATCATCGGTATAGGCTACTAAATGGCTGCAATATTTGGCATCTGATTTGTCAATGAGCTTTGAATTGGGGTCCCAGAATACGGTATTGTTCGCTTCGTAAATAGGCTTCCGGCATATGATCTGATGTTTACTCCTTAGTCCCTCGTATTTGGCATATAATACCCATGCGCCAACACCGCAGACAATACTTTCAGTCTCGCTAACCTCGAATGCTTCTATTGACGTGTTGCCATTCAACCCATTTCGATACAGCCCATCTGCCAATTCTGCCGAATCATCCCTTGTCTCGTCTATCGGCTCAAAATCTACCTGTACAGGGTTATCGGCGAGGTCTGCGGAAATGGCCCGGCCCGCCTTACGCAGTATGTTAAATTCACCGCGATAGGATAGTTGGGAGCTTTGCAACAGGTTGTCATCCCATTGCGTCACCCAATAGAACGCCAAGTCATTCGCTGCTTCTTCCCGCGTGATCTGATTTGCGGTATAGGCTTTGTCATGCATCTTTTTTATGTCGTCGAGTTCGAGCATTATCAAAGATGCATGACAAAGCCTATACCGCAAATCAGATCACGCGGGAAGAAGCAGCGAATGACTTGGCGTGATCTGATTTGCGGTATAGGCTTTGTCATGCATCTTTTTTATGTCGTCGAGTTCGAGCATTATCTCATCCCTGCTATCGATCTTTGCGCCCTTGATATCCTGTTATTCATCGGCCTTATAACCTGCGGCCTTTTAACTGTAACGCTATTAGTCTGTGCCTTGGGAACTCTGCACAGCATCTTCACGCAGTCGGCTAAATTAGGCGAGGCCATCTTGAATTTACTCTTCATCTCGGCCTTGGTATATAGCTCTATCAACCCGGAACCATTGGGCTTTACCGGCATACTGCACAATTCCGATCTCAACTGCGCCAAATCAGTGATCTGCGAGCTAAACGATATCATCTTATCGGGATCGTGGTACTTCCCCAACTCCGCAGCTTCATAGGTCCGGTGCATCCGGTCCCTTAACATCGTGTAATATTGGGCGCGCTTGTTTTTAAAAACATCTTTATTTTTGCGCTGATCCTGTATGCTAACATCGTTAATCGGCTCATACATTGCATCGGGGTTATCGACCTTCTCCGAGCCCTTATATTGAGCCAACAGGGTGTTATGCCCCTGGAAATGCTGTGCTACCTGCCGCTTGAGCGAGGCTCCCAACCCGTCGCAATCCCACGTAAACGCATCTACATTGTGGCTGGTAGCCAACCCACATGCCCAGTCGCAACCCTCATTAACATCGCCATCCGTCTTGGCCTGCACATCCAAAACCACCGAGCCTTGCCTAATAGCGAACCCTTTGGGGTCTCCGCCTAAATCCGAGGGGTCGTGCGATGCGATCCGTATGCCTATGGGGTCGAAACCTAACCTCGTATGGGCGTCGACACATGCGTCGAACCATTCGGGAGCTATCAGGCAATCTTCCACACCGTCGTAAAAATCACCCTCCCAAATCCAGTTATATTTAGCCCGTGACAGGTTTTCGTAGTCCCATTTTCGCAGGGCTTCCTGCTCATCATTCCACCACGGGTTATCCCTCCAGTTGACTTTGACAATCAGGTGCAGGTCGTCCTCGTAATATCCGTGCCTGTGGATATCGTGGAGATAAGGTACAATAAAACGCTGTGAAAACGGGTCGTTAGATTTAAATGGGTTGCCGGAGAACCAGCACTCGGCACCGGGGTTACGTATGATTGTAGGCAACAGCCGGTCGATGGTCTCCTGCGATATCTTATGGGCCTCCTCGAACCAGGAATACTTGAAATTCTGGGCGGACTGGATGTTATCTGGGTTGCGTGAGGCTCCCTTATATACGGTTGATGCACCATTGGGAGCGGTGATCTTGCTCTCTACTATAGTCCAATTACGTAGCGATAACGCGCCTATACGATCCCGAAACACTCTATGCACGGAATCTAAAACGGTCTCCTGAAACTCTCTCAGACAATAGATATCGGCCCGCTCCGTATCCATTTTCATGAGGAAAATGTCGCCGAATCCGATACTTTTCCCGCCTCCTCTGCCTCCGATAGCAATCTTAATCGGTTTGTGCTTTTGGAGCAGGGGAAGAAAACTTCTATTGAGCTTCATATCAGGCACGTTTTTTGCTTCTCCTTCTTCGTTTCCCTGCCTTCTGCATCGCAATCGCCACGGCCTGTTTCTGCGGTCTCCCACTCTTTACCAGTTCAGAGATATTCTCGGAGATTGTTTTCTTCGACTTACCTTTTTTTAACGGCATATCCACTCCCTTATCATGACAATCTAAACACGACTCCTATCATTGCCACGCCTAATGCTAATAGGGATAATCCCATAGGGGCTACAACTGCCCACAGCCAGCGCACCTGATTTTTGGGGCATTGACTTATGTGCGGGACTGCTTGCTTGTTCCAACGACCCCACAATTCATTAACCTGTGAGGCCAGATTGTTAATTTGTGTATCTTGCACGGCGATACGTCCCAATGTCTCCGTGATGTTGTCCAGCTTTTCCTCAATTTTACCTAATCGCCGTTGTGTTTCGTCCAATTATCTACTCCGCTGGTACAGATTTTGCTTATCCGCTTGCTTAATCCTCTCCCTATTGGTCTCCCTCATCTTGTTGGGACCGTTTAGGGTCGATGATCTCCACGCGCCAATTAATAGGTGCGTTTGGATCAAATTTCATTTCCTTTTTGTCGAGCAACAGACCATGATGCCTCGCTAACAGCTCAATACCCTTGATGTTTCGACGTGTCTCGTAATCCGCATAATCGATCTCAGCTACACCGTGTATCATTTCTACGGCTCGGTCCTGTTTCTGTTCCGTTCGTTCGTTGCGTTTCTCGGTCTCGTCGGCCAGCTGCTTCTGTATGTCAACATACGTCAACAGTCGTTGTCCTTGAGATTTCGCAGTCTTTTCGCTGTAACCTGCCGATTTCGCTGCTCTTGTCGCGTTGAAGTCGATTAGATACTCTTTGACAAACAGTGCCTGTTTCGGTGTGAGCTTCTTTTTTGTTGGTTTTGGCATGTTTCTTGCTTGTCTCCTTACCTATCCTCTGGCACGGTTGTTGCTACCTTATTATTATAGGTGCTACTGCCAGAGTGTTTTACCGTCCGCTATCGCTTCCGGGCGCTTCGCTGGCTACGTCACATTGCATGTGACTACGATTGATTGTTATATTGCATTTTTGACGTGACTCGTCAACAAGTTTTTTTTGAGAAAATGGGATTGATAGCAATTACAATCACATGCCGATGCATTTTTTGCTTGACACGGAGTGCGGATTTTGGACCGTTTTTTGCGATACCTATCGTTGTTAAAACTTTGTACGAGTTTGTTAATTGATTGTTAACTAATGTTAAAAATTGTAACTCCTTGATTTTCCTCACTCATATATTTTCGAGTACTCTTTTCGCGTTTTTCATCCCAAATCTTTTCTTTGCTGCTTATTTTTTTATCTCGGTAACTCTTTGTTTTTATTCATCTTCTCATTTTGTTTAACACTTATTGAAAATATTTCTTGACATCTTACGCGGTAAGCGTAAAAATAGGAATCAAAAACAGGGAGGGAAGAAGAAATGACATACTCAATTAAAGTAACGCCTAATTACTACCAAGGGACGTTAGGAGCACCACAAGAGAGCTATTTGATGTTGAGAGATATAGATGTGGATAACCAATATCCGGACGATATCGCAGAGTGGGACACCGAGGAGGAGGCGCAAGAGGTAATAGACGGGCTTACGGATGGTACATATTATCTATCTCACGGTGAGGCTGGCCGTCCTAATTATGATATTGTTGAGGACCACTTCGATGGCGAGGAGGTTTTAACTGCTTATGAAAATCCAACAAAATCAAAAGAAATCGGTTAAAATCACTTGCTTTTTAACCAGAAAATGTAGTATATTGGAGGTATGAAAAATGAAAGTCATAAAGGTAACGAAAGAGTATTTTCAGACAGAGGACGAGAAGGTTTATTTCTTTGAGCCTTTGGAAAAAGAAATATCTGTTGAGGATATG